AGAACACCGAGTAGGCGCTCAACACTTCCAGCATTGGGTTGCCGTTGCCGCTGACCGCAACAACGCCGACGAACGTCGCCTTGTGCGTTTGGCCTATCGTCAGCGAAGTGTCGCCGGCAGCGTTCTGGACTAGGAAAGAACCGGACGCCCCGGTGTGCGCTATGAGATAGTCGCCATCGCCGTAGATGAAACTGCCGCCGGCCGCATTTACAGTACCAGTAGCGCCGCCAAAATAAATATAATCATCTGCATGGATCGGTCCTCCCGCCCACCCTGGGGAACCGGGGAGATTTGTTGCCGCGACCCAGTAACTGTCGAAAAACACATACAACTGGCCGCCGCTGCTGTCCCACCACAGATCGCCGGTCGCCGGGGACGACGGTGCTGTGTCGGCTACGGTAACGCTAGCGCCGGTATCGCCTGCGGCGATGCCGGTGTCCACGAGGTCGCCGCTGCCATCGACCGTGACGAGGTTGCCCGCGACCAGTGCGCCGCCGGCCAGGATCAGGTCAGCCACCGGCACGAGGCTGTCGGCGAGCAGTTCGCCGGTCGTGTCGGCGTAAGACGCGAGGTTGCCGGCTGTGACCGACCCGGCCGGGCCGGTGACATCCCCGGTGCCAAGCCCGCCTATAGAGACACCGCTGTCGATTGCCCGTCCCACCCCATCGACCGCGATAAAATTGGCCGGCACTAGCGGTGCGCCGATCTGCAACAGGTCGCCAAAGTCGATGCCGCTGTCGGCCAGCAGCTTGCCGGTGGCGTCGGCGTAGACCGGGACCGCCCCGGCAACCGCGCCGCCTGGGCCGGACACGTCGCCTGCCGCCGGCTCCTCGGTCCAGGCGCTGCCGCTGTACCGCCAATAGGTCGAGGTGGCGACGTTCCAGGCGCGCACCCCGGTCACCGGAACGATGAACACCCAGCCTGTCGTATAGTACGCAGCCACGGCACCCGCGTGGCCCACCCACGCCCCTGACGGGCTTCCGCCGACGATGTAGACCATGCCGGCGGCAGGGGTTCCCGGCGGCGTCGAGGTGATCGAGGTGACGGAGAGATGCAGCAACGCTTCGAGCTTGGCGAAGTTCGGGTTGAACCCGCCAAGCCCCCAGCCGGTTTCGCCGGCCGAGTAGCCCCACACAAACCCGTGACGCGGACCAGCGGAACCGGGCATATCAGAAACTCCCGTCGAAGTCGTAGTCGAACCCGGTATCGAAGCTGAACGGACGAGAGACACCGATCCAGTAGTGCTGCCAGCTTGCAATGCTGTCCCTGACCGACTCGATCCAGAACCACATTGCCGGGGGGTCGCCGTCCGCTGCGGCCATGCTGCCCGTGTAGCTCCAGCTTGTCGCTGCGATCCCGGCATCGGTTCGCAACAGTGTCGTCCCGTCTGGACCGTAGACTCGCACTGTATAGGTTGTACCCGGTTCCGGCCCGGTCGAACCCGCTTCGTGCTCCAGCAAAGTGTTGCTCTGCACGATGCGGTCGCGGTGCGCCCAGGTGAAATCCACATCGCCGGTCACCGTGGCCGGCGTTCCGAAGCCGACCCCTTCGACCTGCATATTTCCCGGTGGGTAGGGTCGCCCCTGGCGGGACGCCATCGTAATAGTATCTTCGTAGGCGAACGCCGGGTCTAAGGTCTGGGAGGTAGTACGAGACAACAACCGGGCGAATACAACCTCGCCGGTCGCGTAATCACGAAAGTCGGTTGTCGGGAACGCGGTCTGGAACCATATCCGCGTTCCCCCGGCGTGCGGTGCCGGGATCGTGTCAACCACGCCTCGTGCGACCGTCAGCGTCCCGGCGGTTCGATCTATAGAGTCGAGCCGCATGTACTCGTCGTCTATGCGCAGCACTTGATCGGGAACGACATCGAGCATCAGCGAGCCGCGCTCGAACTCCAACGTGGTTGTGTAATAGCCGATGTCGCCGACCAGATACGCGACAGAGTCGAACCCGGCAGTAGTGCGGGTAACATACGCCTCGCTCGCCGTCTTGGTTTGCAGGTCGTACTGTATCGTCCCGTCGCTCGGACGTTTCGCGTAGACCTTGATCCAGCCTTCGTCGGCGGTGAAATCGCCTATCTGACTTTGCGGCAGGCTGTCCACCATGTCGAAGTAGGTGATCTCGGTCAGTTCGCGCTCGGCGATGACCCGAGCCGACCTGTCGGGCGGCAGCCAGAAACTCTCCTGCGGGTCCACGATGATCGTGTCCGGCAGGCCGAACACGTCTTGCACGACCTTGACCGTGATCTCTTCGCCGGTCAGCGCGGCCTCTTCTATTTCACCCACCCGCACCAGCATGTCCGCGATGCCACGGGTCGGCACGTTGATCTTCATCACGTCGGCCGGCGCGATCCGCCACGCCGCGCGGGTCATCTTGAGGGTCAGCCTGCGAAGCTGCGACGAATGGAACTCCAGATCGCGCTGCGCCAGCCGCAGGGCCATCGAGGCTGTGGCGATGCCGGGATACTGTATCGTCTGCGAAACAATCGAGCCGACCGACTGAAACGAGGCGAGGTTCTGCACCCGCACCGACCCGACCTTGTCGGTCACCGGGTCGTTGAACTCGACTATGATCTCGTTCGTCATCGTGTCGCGCGAGGAGGTCTGGTCCTCGGTGATGTCCAGTATGCCGTTATCGAACGTGTAAGCTATCAGCGCATTCGGGTCGTAGTCGTTGCGGATCAATCGTAGTTTCAAGAGGCCGGTCTGCCGGTCGATGTACAACGCGCCGCCGATGTGGTCGATGATATTCTGTACAAATACGTCGATGTCGTCCTGGCGCGACCACTTGATGCACAATCCGAAATTTTCGGCGTACAAGGCATCGGCGACAGCACGAAACGCCACATCGTCCAGCATCGCGCGGGGCAAGCCTCTGCCCCAGACGGGGTTGGTTACGCACTCGTAGACGATATGCGCGGGGTTCATCGCGTGGATGTCACCGCCAGCCGCGATGTTGGTGACCCAGCCGAAGGGTGTCTCAACCACCGGCATGATGTTGTCGAGGCCGCGTATCTCTACGACGTTGCCGGTCACGACCGCCGTAACCCCTAGCTCGATAGAATAGAAGTTAATCATGTCGGCGAAGTTGGTGACCGTCTCCTCTATGCTGTCGCCGATTGTTACATCATAGGTCGCGGTGTGTTCTGCGGTGCGAAAATAAGCCCTCAGATCGTTGATGATTATGTACTCTTCGTCCTCCGGCTGGGCGATGAAGGTCAGCGTCACCATCGCGTCGGTCGAAAGAATGATGAGTGATTTTTCGGGATACCAGGGATCATCGGCGTCCCACCCCGCTGTCGTTCTGCGCAGCCGGAACTTCCAGGCTTTCGGGTAGGGGTTGTTCGACCCGACCTGTCCGTAAAAGAAGGTTGTCAGCGCCCCGCGCCAGTTTGGAACATCGCCAGTCATGTTGTCGGTGATAATGGATGGCACCGTCTGGTCGTCGGCACCCATCAGCACATCGAGATTGCCGACGATGCCGCCCTCTTTCTCGTCACCCCCAAAAGCGTCGGGCGCGTCTAGCTGTATTGTGTCGTTGGAGCTTACCGCGCCCGACCAGATTTCAAGGTCGCCGACGCGCACCTCGCAGAACTCGTTGACCGGGCCGCGCGAGCAGCCGCTGTGGACCGCCATGATGTAGCGAAAGCCGACGACCTGCCTGCCGCCGCCGCCCTTCTTACTCACTGTCCACCACGGGGCGCGCCGCCTCAACCGCACGCAGCGCGTAGGGGTCTTCGGTGGCGATCAGCAAATCGGCGTCGATGCCGTTGTCGAGAAATTCCTGCCAGTTCCAGCCCTGGCGGGCAAACCACTCCCGTGCGCCCCGGTTACAGAGGCGGGCCTTGCGAACGTGGTTGATGCGAACGATCACTTTTTCTTGCTCGACTCGCTTTTTGCCCTAATGCTCTCGGTGCTCAGGTTGCCATAATACAGTACCATCCAATCGCCCGTCCAACATTCCCCGAATATCACCGGCTGCGGTGTGCCTTCCTCGTGCGAGGGAAACACGAACTCGGACAGCCGTGCCGGGATCGCGTCTTTAGGCTTCGTGGTTTTGGAAGTGAGCGCGGTTATCGCATAGCTCACCACCAATATGGCTAAGGCCCATACGAGGTTCAAAACACGGGGTTCCCATCATAAGGGCTACGACCGGGTATGTGTGGAAACCCTCCGTAGTTTTCGTAATTGTTGAACTTGTCGATGCAGTCACGCACGGTTCTTCGACAACCGGGGTACGCAACCACCGGGTCGCCTATGACCATGCCCAGAACCGGCGTCAACAGTCGTATCGAGCTTCCCAGGTGCCGGTTTATCATCCGGGTTTCGAGGAAGCCCTCGGGAGTGACGAACTCGATAAATCCCCCGGTAAACCAGCCATCGACAAATCCGGCGAACTCGCTGGCGGTGACGATGCTGCCGTGCGCCTCGTCCACCGTGGCGTCTACCCTGAAATCCGCTTTGTCCACCTTGCAGGTCAGCGGGTCGTACAGCATGTGCGGGCAGTTCTTCTGCCATGTGTAGCGCAGGCCCGAGCGTTTCATCGACGCGGCCAGGGTCGAGCAGGTTATCTGCATCTCGGTGTCGGTGGACTGGGTGATCCCATCCACCGTACCGGCCCACACCACTGCCGCCATGTCTACAAACGGCACGGCAGTGTCCAGCCCGGTTATGTCGTCGGCGTGGACCCGGAACACATGGGCGTAAATAGTATCGGAGGGCGGCACCCCGCCCGCCCGGTAGTCGTCGCAGAACTGCACAAAGGAAGGCAAGGTTATCTTAAACTCGGAGGACGCCGCCTCGCCGGTCAGGCGCACGCCCTCATCAGATATCGAAACCGCTTCGTACAAATCGCCTAGATAGGTAAGATCGCGATCCGAGCCGTTATACCGCCAGTAAAAGTCAGTGCCGCCCGACGAGCGCAAAAACCTGTACAACTGAAGCGGCCGACCGGAGAAAGCAGACCTTTCTAATGTCGCTGTCGCCATCACTCTTCCTCAAAGTAAAACGTGCAGAAGGTGGTACGATAAAGTATGCCGTACAGGCTGATGGTCGCACTGCCGGGAGCCTCGATCACGGTTGGCACCAGATACAAATCGTTTTGCAGGACACTTGCAGACGTGCCGGGGCCGTCACCGGATTCGCGCAGCACACAGGTGTGATCGCCCACTTGTCTTGCTATCTCGGTGGTTGGGTCGTAGTCGAACAGCCTGACCCTAGCCCATACCGGCAAACCCGCGCTGCCGCCCACGCCACGGTGCAGCGAATCGTACTGCCCGGTCATCACGAAGACGATCCAGAAACGCCCGTTGGTGCGCGGCTGGACGCCGGCCAGAGGGGAGAACACGTCCTTGCCGCCGACCGTGCCGTCCGACAGGTAGGTGTATTCCTCGTTGAACGGGATCGTCACCCCGCCGTCTTGGTCGATCCAACTGGGGTTGTCGATAATGTAGTCGCCGGTCGGCTGAAACCCCGGCAATGCGTCGAAGTCGCCGATATCGCCCAACGGGATTTTCAGCATAAACCCGAACGGGTAAAGCGGCCCGATGACGTTCCTGATCTCGGGGCAGGCGTAAGTCCCACTGGTTAAATTCTGCTCGGTGTAAAAACGATTGACGTACACATAGTACAACTCTCTTCCGGCACCGGGGAGCCGGAAGCCGAACGTCCGGTTCTGGTTATTCGGCACCAACGCCCAGAAATTACGCGAGAGGTCGGCCTCGTTGCCGATCGGCTCCAGGGTCTTGGTCGGAATAAGGCAAGTGCTGTAAGTGTTGCTCAAGAAATCATTGATTGTCGGCAGCACTAGCATAGTTGCATAAGTCGCACCGAGATACGCAAAACAAAGAACCGTCAGGCATGTGTCGTCGGAAAACAAATCCATGACGCGGAAACCGCCATTGGAATACGGCGGGCCGTTGAAGTTCTGGTTGTAGACCGCCCCCACCACGGTCAGCGACCCGTCAAGGTGCGGCTCCAACAAGACCCACCACTTATTGAAGTTGTGGATCGGATTGTCGGTCGATACATGTGCCAGGACATAACGCCCCTGGCGTAATGGAGACATCGTGATACCGTTGTACCTATGATACTGGACTATATCGCTGCCGAACCACGCATTGATGGCGTCGAACAACTGCGTGTCGGTGTACTCGTTCAGCAACACGCCGTTGCTATTGTAGATGCGCGTCGAACGGCTGAAAGCACCCATGTCCCGGTAGTAATTGCCGAAACTGTCCAGTTGCGACGCGACCATCTGGCCGAACGCCGACTCGGTCAGCGAGGGCGACCCCGCCCACCAGTTAAAGTCGGACGCGCAGAACGCGGGCGGGACGACCCCAGGCGGCACCTCGAACAGGTTCTCGATACCGGGTTTCGCGGCTGCCGAACGAAAGGTGGCAGTGGTGGTTGTCATGCCGCGTGTCGCGGTGTGGTGGTGGAACTCCACGGTGTCCTGATCGAGTCGGCAGAGCACGAGGAACGAGATGCGCCGCAGCCGGTTCAAGGGGATGTCCTCACCCACCGCGCCATCGAGGAACAGGCGTTCGGTTGTGCCGTCGTCCAGAATTACGCTGTCGGTGATCCGGCGGTAGTGACGGTTCCCGGCATGGGTCTGGATCAGGATGTACTCCCGCTGCGGACCCGGCCCGCCCAGGTTGGTGTAGCCGCAGCGTTGCACGTCGATTGCGAGGTCGCCCGCGTGGAGCGGGAAGACCGGCTCGAAATCGCGGTAGATCGTCGGCACCCACACCGGCATCCGGCGCCCGTCCAATGCGTAGAACAAGCCGCGCAGCCGGTGGTGCTCGGCGCGGCCCCGCCGCCACCACGCGAACTGCTGGAGCACCCGCCCGGTTACGTCGCTCATCGAGGGCAGCCCGGTGGTGTTGTCCAACAGTGACAGCACCCGCTCGTAGTTGTACGTCAGGTCTTCGACTTCGTTCGGGTCTTCCTCCAGTATGTACTGAACGCCGAATGTGTTGAGCGGCGACTCGGCGTCGGTGCGGTTGGGTTCAACCGAACAAAACTTCACGCGAGCGACATGAACGTTCTCGCTGCGCCGCGTCGTTGACGGCTGCTGGTCCAGCTTGCACTTCTTGAGGGGTACAACGCGGGTGCCTTTCGGCCACTCGTTAATGGTGCCGGATGTCAAGGTTACGATGGTATCCGCTCGGCCCAGTATCTCGACCAACTCATAGTCATGCGGCCCGCCGAGCATAACCACGTCGCAGTTCATAAACTCGGTGTAGGTAACGTCTATCGACAACACGGTCGAGCCGGCAACATGCGTGTACGGTAGAAGCTCGACATCATGCCATATCGGAACATAAACCGGCGAGCCGCCCGCCCGCATCGTCAGCATATCGAAGTAAGTGCGCAACGGCCCCTGGAGGATGTAGCTGTACTCGAAATACTGTCTCGGGGTCAGGCGCAGCCCGCGACGTTGTTCTATCGCGCTTGAACTCTCGGCAACGGTGGACAGGAACTCAAGCGTTTCCAGCACCCCGTCCGTCCAGTCGGGGTAGAGGCTCCACACCGGGATCGTCTCAACCGTCACCGGACAAGCTGCCGCACGGTGGCTGCGTTCTTGGTCAAGACGTTCATGATGACCCGCTCGCCCTTCAGGCTCCCCATGTGGCTGGGCACGAGGTCAGGATCGGCGACGAGTACGTTGCGGATGTTGATGTCGGGCGCGGCGCGGGCGCGCAAGTTCATCACATTGCGCGGGCTGTCGCGAGTCAGGACTTCCTCGCCGCGTTCTAGGATCGCGGTCTGTTCGTTCGCGGCCAGTCCAACCACCGCGCCCGTGTGGTAGCGCGGCGCTCGGTCGAACCAAGAGGCTTGAGCCGAACGGCGCGGAAACTGGACGGTGCCGATGACGCCGCCCTGATGCGCCACCAAGCCGCTCACCAGCCCCATGTCGCCGCCGATCCCGGCTCCTGTCGCCGCCGTTCCTCCCAGCCCCAGAAGGCTCAGGAGGCCCGTTCCGCCGCCGCCGGTAATGCCGAGATCGCCGAACACACCGCTGCCCTGGATCAGCCGCAGGGCTTCGTACTTGATGATGTAGGCGGCGATGTCCTTGAGGACGCCAGAGAAGAAACTGGCGGCGGCTTTCTCCAGCGAGACGAACACGTCTTTCCACTCGCCGGTCTTGGCAATGGCCTTGCCGATGGATTCGGAGACAGTGTTGAAGGCTTCGGTCAGATTGGTGCCAAAGCTGTCCTCGATGGTAGACTTCAGCCCCTTCCAGAACGGGTCGAGGTACAAGGTTTCGGCGCGTAACTCCTTGATCGCGGCAGTGGTCCGGTCGATCTGTATCGCCGGTACGTCGCCCCGCTCGCGGGCTTCTTGGTTCCACTTCTCCAGCGAGTCGGTGGCGTCGTTAAGGGCCGGCGTGATCCTCTTGTAGGATTCCTCGATCCCCTTGTTCTTCTCCTCCAGGGTTATCGCGCCGACATCGTAGAGCTTGTTGTAGGACTGGATCAGGTCGTTGCGCGCCGCCAATGCCGCCTTGGCTTGGTCTTCATAGGCTTTACCGCGCGCGACGAACTCGGCGCGCTCCTGCAAGGCTGGAAGCCCCCGTAGTTCGGCTTCCAAGGGCGCCTTGTCGGTCAGGACGTTCTCGCGCAGGGTTCGCCTGATCTGTTCTCCCAAATCCTTGAACTGGAGCCGCACGGCGGCGATGCGGCCCTCGACATCCGGCCCGTAGGCACCGTCCAGGGACCGCTTGACGTTGTCTATCGCGGTGACGATGCCCTGGTAGCGGTCTTTCTCCTGGTCGATCCGGTTGAGCCGGTTGTTTTCCCTGGTCTTGGCGTCGTCCTCGATACGTTGCAGTTCGCGGTAGCCTTCGATGCCTCGGGCGCGAGCCTCGGCCACCGCCTTCTCGCCGGCAGCGCGTATCTCGGTAAGATACTTGGCCCGGTCTATGTCTTCCTGTTCGAGCTTTCGCTGGCGAGCCTGCTGTTCCTCTTGCAGTTTGAGTTCAACTTCGCGCTGCTTGATCCGGATTTGCGTTGCCGCCGACACCGGGTCTTTGTTCGACTGCCTGATCTCGCGTTCGATCTTGGCGAACTCGGCTTGTTTTTCGGCTTCGACCGAGATCGCGTGCTCGATTGCATAGCGTTCCTTGTCCTGTTCGAGCGCCTTCTCGCCTTCGATCCGTTGCGTCGGGGTCGGCCCGATGCTGACCGGAACAGGCTCCTCGGCAGCCGTCGCGGAGCGCGTGGCTGCGCCTGCGGGGGTGGCGGCAGAAGGTTTCTGGTAGAACCGGGCAGCAGCGACAGCACGCTTGTTGAGGTCTTCGATGTCGAACGCGGTGCCGATCTTGTCTTTCGGGATCGGGCGCTCAAACGTGTCGCGGAACCGCCGGGTCAACTCGACAAAATTATCGGTGGATTGCTTAAAGGTCGGGTCGAGTTCGGTGAGTTCCTTATCCATCAACTCCAGTTGTGTGATAATGGCGTTCGAGCCATTGAGCGCCTTCTGCCGGTTTTGGTCCCACTGGAACAAGCCGAAATGCCCGGTGGGGTTCATTATGGTCGGATCGAACGAACTCTCGACCGACGCATTACCCATGATCGCGGCGGCCTGCGCCGGGCTGTAGCCGCGAGCAGCAAGCCAGTCGGAAACAACCTTCTGGTTGCCGACAAGATTGGCACTGGTTTCCGGAGGAACTTTGGCACCATAGGCGATAGCGGCTTCTTCGGCGAACGCCGTAGTGCGGAAACTTACCGGCGGCTGCCCCAGCGCCGCCTTGACTTCGTTGATGGCGCGAACGACAACGCTGTTGGGGCCGACCAGAGCACCCAAGAGCGCGTGACCGATCCCGCCCGCCTTGGAGAGTTCGTCTAGCTTGAGAGCGAGTTTCCCGAGCGTATCTATCAAGCCCAACAACATAGTATTGAGCGCCTTGAACTCTTCGGTCTTGGCGAACGACAACAGGAAATCGTCCCACGCCTTGCTTACTTCGCGCAGTGCTCGGGTCCACGGACTGAGGGCTATCTCGGCCCGCTCCCGCATTACTTTACTGAGACGCTCGATAGTGAAACGACGCGCCTCCTCGACATTGCCGGCGTTAACCTGATCGCGAATATATTTTTCTTCTTCGCGACCAAACAAACGATACTCAGCCCCGAGTTTCAACAATTCGTCGCCGCTACCCGACAAAGCATCAACAAACTGCTTCATCGCATCCGGCACCTTGGTGCCGGTAACATCGCTAACGTCCTGCGCCGCCTGCAACAGTTGTTTAATACGATCCTGAGCGATGTTGCCGCTCATCGCGGTCCTGATTGCGTCGATGCCCTCCTTCCAAGACATCCCCATGTCGCGGGCGGCTTTGCCGAGATCAACCAGTTGTTGCTTGTTGTAGTTTATCGACTGGGCGTTGGCGGCGAGCAGCCCGCCAAACTCGCGGCCGGCGGCTTGCTCGCGCAGCACGCGCTGGAAGGCTCCCACAGCCACCGTGATGGTGCCGAGCGCGGCAACGATGACCGGCGCCCACTTGAGAGCGGCCAGCCCGAATATCTGAAGGATTTGCGGCCCCTGCTGCGCCGCTATGACCCCGGCGCTCGTACCGGAGAGCGCGCCCTGGAACACGTCGGTCGCTTGATAACCTAAATTCGTTATTTCGTAAGGACGCAACCCCAAAATACTTGGCTGGCTGGTCTGCCCGCCGCCCGTTCGCCGCTCGTTCCGCTGTTCCTCCTGATCCTGCCGGCGCAGCGCGCGGCGCGCGGCCATGTCCTCGCGCATCCGGCCGAGAACCCCGATGCTACGACGCCGCTCGTCCTCAAGTTCGGAGCGAATTTCGATCTGGCGCAGTCGGTTGCGCTCTTCGATATTGCGGCGGATTTGCTCCATCCGCTCCGCGTCCACCGGCTGACCGCGTCTAGCCCCTTCAGCCACCTCAGCCGCAGCCTTGGCGCGGTCGGCGGCTATCGCGCGCTCGGTCTTGTTCGCCTCCTCGCGCCGCTTGGCGTTAGCTTCGACTTCGGCTTGCACCGTTGCCATGCGGGCAGCACGCTGTTCCGCTGCTGCCTTGCGGGCGCCCTCCTCGATCTCCCTCTGGATACGGCGCTCATCGAGGACTCTCTGAGCACCGGCAGCGACTTCAACCTGCGAGGCTGCCCGGTCGGTCGCGATCCTACGAGCCTGCGCAGCCTCCAGTGCCGCCGCCACTTCGCGCTCGGCGGCGGCGCGCTGTTCCGCCGCCTTAGTGGCGGCTTCCTGCGTCTGAATGTTTCTTTGTTCTTCTTCACGGGTCTGGCGTAAAATCTTGGCGTAGTTGTCACGCGCCAGAGTCAGCTTGTTGACAACCGTCCCGGCTTGATCAGCCACCGCGAGCAACTGCCGCTCGGCGTTGGCGAGGTTTTGTACGTCCAGCCCGTTCTTTTCGAGTTCGTCCCGGTAGGATTTCTGCCGCGCGACCTGCCCGGCGAGCGCCGTTTCGGCGGCTTTGTGGGCGCGCTCCAACCCAGCGAGACGAGTCGTCATCCGTTGGGTGACGTTGTCGGCCGCAGCTATCGTTGCCTGCTGGTCTTCCCAGGCTTTCTTGGCCTCGGCCAGTTTTTGCACCTGGGCCGCGATCTGGACATCGAGTCCCTTCAAGTGCTCGATTATCCTGGCGAACCCGGTGAGGCTCTTGCTGACATCGTTCAGCTTCGCCAGGGTTTCGGTGAGTTCCTTCTCCTTGACGGTGCCGCGCGCCGCCGCCTGGATTTGTTTATCGACGGCAGCGGTCAGTTCGTTGACGGCGGCAGTGGCGGCGCGGAAGTCGGCTGTCGAGAGGTTCTGCGCGCTGATCCGCAGGATAACATCGCGGGTCAGCCCGCCGCCCCGGTCACTCATCCTCGATATCCTCGATGATCTGTTTCAAGTGACCGCCACCCCCGATTGCGTCCACAATAGCGGCGTGGATGAGGACCGCGTTCAACACCGCGTGACCCCGGATGCGCCGCGTCGTCAGGACCGCCTCGGTCCATATTACCCCAAGCGGCATCGACCACACGCAATCTCTACTGTATCCCTCGGACACCAGCAGGTTGGCGTGCTCGCGCAAGCCCTGGTAGGTTCGCAGGAACCAGCTTTCTACGCCGCCGCGTCTACCGGCCTCGGCGGGCGTATCCCGGCCAGCAGTCCTTTCACGTCGGCGATCAATTTTTTTAGGGCCTCGGCGTCTTGGAACGTCATGTCGCCGATGGCGCGCAGGGCTTCGACCTGCACTGCGAGCGGTAGATGAAACGCTGCCGAATAGGCATCCGGCTCGTCGGCGCAACTGCAAATCAAGAAAGCCGCAAGATAAGGGCTTTCCCGTATAACGTCGATCAGTATGTCGATCATAGAGTTGAAATCGGTTACGTCGGCCCGACTGCGCAGAATATCGGCGACCCTGTCCACCGCTTCGCGATGTTCCATTATAGCATTCGAGATGTCGGGCAACGACACGCCGCGCAACTCGAACTCGCCACCCTCGAAAGTTATTTTCCGTCGCGTTATGACGCAATCTTTCAGCATGGTCCCATCCGGTTGTTCTGCGGCACAACCGGCAAAGCCGCCGCCACGGTCTGCCGCTTGAGCCGGGGGAGGAAAACGTCAGACCGCACGGACGTAGACGCGCTTCCTTCCGTCTTTCGGGGTCAGGACCGCGAAGTTGAACGACAAGACCTGCCACTGCTCGCCCTTGACGGCGAAATCTCCAGTCGGCTGAATGCGCACATACGGCCAGAAATAGTTCTTATTGCTGCCTTTCGGGTTGTCCGAAATAAAGCGCATCGAGCCTTCGACCTGTTCGCCTTCCTCGATCACCAGCAAGCTCTCGCCGGCAACGACATCGTAAGTAACGGTGAGGTCGTCCCCGTCCACGACATCGGCGGCGTCGGGCAACAGGTAGATGCGCCCGGTGTCGAGATCGACCGTGAAATTATCTTCTTCGACAACCGGCGTCACCCCGGAGGTCACCGTTACATTAGCCACCGCTCCCGCCCCGTCAGGGGTTTCGTCGGCAACCCCGAGCGGATACCAGTAGCCGAGCTTGACATCGGTCAGCGTCTCGGTGGCTGCGGTGGCTGCGGTTACCGTCTCGGGGATCGGGTCGGAGCCGAACATCAATCCGAGGTTCTCAATCGAGGCATTATCCACGCTAAACGTGCCGCCCCGGTCGGTCTGAAGGGTAAAGTTGTCGTCCATCTCGCGCACTTTGAAATCCGATGTGTAGTGCGGCAAGTCGGCGTAGGTCGATGTCACGGTCAGCGCCGGGCTGTTGCCGAGGTAACGTTCGCCGGTTGGCGTCGTCGTACCCGTGATGAACTTGTTGAAGAACAACTGGCCGCGACCGATTGTGTAGTCGCGCGTATTCATCGCCTGCATGGTTTAGCCCTCCACAAAAGGATCGCACACATCGGACGCCCAGCCGACGCCGAGCGGCAAGTAGAAGAAAGACCGCATACTTGAGTCTGCCGAGGTCGGGGCACTGACGACCCCAGGCCCGATTGTCAGCATCGTGACGTTTTTCCGGTGCAGCCCGAGAAAATACTCCGCTGGGTACAAAGGCCCGCCACCGCCGTTGGTCTGAATGGTGCGCGCCAGCCGGTGCTCGGTAGCGGCTTTCAGGTTGTACAAGAGGTCGGTCGGGTGCTCGTTGATGACTCTGGCCCAGCCCTGCACCAAGAGTACCCAGGTTTCGCTACGTGAAGTACGGTTCTCGCCGGCCGTGTCCAGCGTGACATCGGCACTGAGGTGCTCAACCACTGACAGGAGCGGGTCGGGATCATCGGCGCCAAACACACGCCGGCCGCGAAACACCTTGCCGGTCAGGTCAAAGTCGTACCCATTGGTCGGCACGATACCCTCAAGGTGCGCGGTCAGGCGAACAAGAAAGTCCAGTTGTCTAGAGATCACGGGTGCGCAACTCGAACTGACGGAGAAACTCTACCGTCAGAGCATCGAGGACTTCGGGTGAAATGTCCACGGCTACGGTACGGAATATCTGATCGACCGAAGGACCGTACAGCAGCGCAACCCCTTTCAGCGGCCCATCGGTTATGATTTTCGCACCCACGGTGTTGGTCAGGCTCTCGCCGTCCTTGAGACGGATGCCCAGCCCGATATTGTTGTTCTTGAGGCGCAGGAAGAAGGCGTTGCGCTTGAATGTCTGAGCACGGCCGGGATGTACCGACACGGTGACCGGGGTGCCACGCGCATGCCGGCCCTTGATAAAACTTGCCCGCTCGGTGGCGAACCGCGCCAGCGAGGTCGGTTCCTGACGCCCGGCAATCGTAGCTTCCAGATTCTTGTCAGTAGCGCGATGCCCGATCCCAAAATTGGGCTTGCCGCCGCGACCGACCTCGTTGAAATAGCCACGCGGAAAGTTGACCTGCATCGCCATTGCGTTCTTCGCCAAGACCAACCCCTTGCGCTCGGCAGCGGTATTGATCGCGATGCGCGCCGACTGGGTCGCCTCCTTGGGCGCGAGGTCGTAGAACTTCTTGAGGTCGCGCAACCCGACCGCTTCGATGATGACGCTCAATTCGCAACCGTCCATATTTCACGCACCGGGCCGCTGTTCGGCTCGCGCACGTCAAGCGTGAAGCTGTAACCGTAATCGGTCAGCGCGACCTGACCGCCCCGCCGCAGGACCAGCCCCTTCTCGACCAGTTCGGCGTGGTCGAACACCAGCCGGTCGATGGTTTCCAGGACGCCGCTGTAGTCGCTGCCGGCGAGATCGCCGACCGGCAACCCGAACCGCGAGTGCCAGTTGACCGCGAGTTCCACCGGCTCCCCCACGCCCCCGTCGCTGTAGGTCGCCTTGACCGTGAAAGTGCGGAAAATGTCGCGCCGCGCTTTTGTGCGCAGCGCGAACCAGTCGCTCACAGGTCGCTGTCGGAGCGCCGGGTAGTGCGACGGGTTTCCGGGTGCTCCGGAGCGGCTGGAGCGGCCGGCGGCTGTTGAGGCTGCCCCTGGCGCACCATGTCGCGGTTGTCGGCAGGCTCGCGCAACACCCGGCCCCCCTGATCGTTCTCGCCGGGCCGGTTGCCGGTGACCTCTTGCGCCGGTCCCGACCTTCCCTCGACCACCCGTCCCATGCGGCTGTTGGCGCGCGGCCCACCGTCATCCCGCGTTTGGTCACGCGGCTCGCGGGTGACACGCTGCCGGTCGTACTTCTCCAGTTGCTCGGCGTCAATGTTGTATTCTTCGGTATTAAATCTTGTGCCGGGTTCGATCACCCGACGGTTCTTGTTGTCGTCGCCGCCGCCGCCAACGACGATCCTGTGGACTGCTACGCGCTCGGGCATTTCAACCACCTGCTATAAGAGTATCGTCCTACGGTGCCTCGGTCTTGATCACGAACGAATTGTTCGGGTTGAGAGGCGCGAACAAGGGCGCCGACTGAGACATCGTGTAAACGACGCTCGGGTCTTTCTCGGTCCACATTTTCGGAAAGACCGTGGCTTCGGCCTGGAACCCGGCGTCGTAGTCCATGATCGCGCCGAACAGCGCCGTGCCGTCGAGGCCCGGCCCCAGCCCGACGACGTAGGTCGGGTCGAGGAACTGCTCGACCGTCAGAGCGCCGTTGGAGGCTACCGCCGAGTACCAGTTGGAGTAGCGCCAGAGGTTAAACCTACCGCCGCCCGGCGAGTCGATAAAGCCCATGCTCTGGTAGTTTTCGTTTTGTATCAAGGGTATCGTCGCAAAGGAACTATTCGAGGCACGGGTCATCGTGCTCAGGAGTTCTTTGACTTCAGCGTTCTTGATGAAGTTCGCATACGCAGTGATCCCGAACACAAGGTCGGTGATCGGCGCGTTGCCAAGCGCGAATGCGGCGTCGTTGGCCTCGGCCAAATCTCCCAGCGGGTCTGCGGTAGCCGTCGCGCTCCACACCGCCGTCCCGGTCAACTGGACCGTCAGGGTCGCATCGCGACCGAAATCGACCAGGGTGGGAGGGTAGTCGTCGCCCTCGACCAGCACAAAGCCATCAACGGTGGCGCGGCACGCCATCCAGTCCCAGCGGCGCTGGATAGACTCCAGTTCCAGGCGCATGTTGTTCGCAACCACCGCATCGAAGCGCGCCGCCATCGACATGCCGCCCAGGATAGGTTCTCCCATCATCCGGGGAATGGCCTTTGTAGGATCGACAATGTGCTTGGGCTTGGTGTAGGCGGGGCGGAACGTCCTCGCCTCGTAGCCCTGGCCCCGCATGACGCGGCCTTGGACGTTCGGCGCGACAAAGGGGGCCAACTTGCGATTGTCCCGGTCGGCGACCTCGAACATGATCTCTTCGCGGTCGCTGGTGATGACGCGGGTATAACGATTGCGCCAGAACCCGTCAGGCAGGTTCTCAAGGCGTTGCTGAACCTCGATCAACTCCTGCGTGGAATACAGTGAAACAGCCATGCGCTCCCCTTCCTACAGGAGTTGCTGGACGTAGATCGGCGAGCGTGCGAACGCAGCTTGTCGTTCCGCCAGTGTGTCGATAGCCACCGGCCACACGAGGGCCTCGTGGTTGAAACCGCCGGAAATAAAGATCGGCATGAACTTGCCTGGGGTAGCGGCTTCCATCGGTTGCGCGGCAATGGCCGCCGCTATGGAACCCGTTGTATATGCGATCAACTTGCCGCCGCTGTCGATTGCAAGGACTTGAAACTGCTCGACCGCCAGCCCGTCCGCAACCTGCATCTGGGTAGTGTTCCACGGTCCCGACCCGGCATACAGGTCGAACTGGTCGAACCGGCCTGCGTCCTCGACGCCGTGCGCCAGGAGGTCCGGGTAGGAACCTGCCATATAAACCCCCTACAATAGCTGTTGTACATAAATCGGCGTGCGGGCAAACACGGCTTGCCGCTCGGCGAGCGTGTCGGTGGCGAGAGGCCACACAAGAGCCTCATGGTTGAAGCCGCCCGAGATAAAAATCGGCGCGAACTTGCCGGGGGTGCTGGCATCGACCGGCTGGGCCATGATCCCGAATGCCTCCAGCGCAGGGTCCAGGCCCGACACCCACGGCACCACCTTGCCGTCGGTATTCAAGGCAACCGGGGCAAACTGTTCGATTGCCTGACTGTCCTCGACCAACATCTGGGTGGTGTGCCACGGGCCGGAACCGGCAAACAGGTCGAACTGGTCGAACCGGCCAGCGTCTTCTACACCGTGCGCCAGAAGATCGGGATAGCTCCCTGCCATGCCTCTTCCCCCTACGCCGACTTGCGGTAGCCGTAGCCGGTGATTGCCTTGTAGTTCGCCAGGATGCGGTTGGGAGTGCTGACCCCTTCCGTGTTTTCGGCATTGTCGGGGCCGACATTCGGGTTCTGGGTCATGTTCATCGCCGCCGCGAAGTTGTTGCCCTTCTCTTGCTCTTCTCGGGCCGGCGCGTGCTCCAGTATCGCGGCTGCCTCTTCGGCACCCATCGAGGTGTTGAGGGCGAGGTGGTCGGCCAGCTTCTCGCGGCCCTTGGCATGGGGCGAGTTACGAATCGCCGACATCCGCGCCCGGTCGTCGGCGACGGCCTTTGTGGCGGCCTCGGCGGCGATGCGCGCGATATCGTCTTGACTGATTTCCATCTGGCCCTCGCTAGTGTTCAGCATTCCCACGTCGGCATCGACCACGCCGTCGATAAGCCCCAGCCCTTGCGCCTCGGGCGGCGTGTAGCAACGCGCCTCGGTCGCTCGGACATTCTCCACCGGAATGCCGCGAAACTTGGCGACGGCTTCGGTGAATAACCCATAATGGTATTGTACGGTAGAATTTATGCGCTCCCTGGCCCGCTCCGACAAGGGCTGATACGCATTACCGTCGGTTTTTTCCTCGCCCGCCTGGATGAAGGTCACGCTCACGCCGACATCTTCAAGCAGTTTCGATTGATCGACGTGCATCGCCACCACGCCTATCGAGCCGACCCCGCCGGATACGGTAGAGACGATCCGGCTAGCCGCGCTGCCGAGATAGTACCCGCCCGAATAACAGTTGGAATCAACCACTGCTAGGCTCGGTTTCACCTCTCGCGAGCGGTAAATTTCCTGCGCCAGTTCCCCGCAGCCCGCCGCCATGCCGCCGTTCGAATTGATGTCGAACAGTATGCTTGACACGTCGGGGTCGGCCAGCGCCATGCGAAGCTGGCCGCGCACGAAGTCGTACCCGGTTGCAAAACCGACCGAGCCGGGGAAGCGATTGAGTAACAAGCCGTGAACCGGGATCACCGCGACCCCGCCACCATAGGCGAACGGCTTGCTACCAACGTCCATACCGTAGCGGGCGCCCACCAAGGCGAGGTCCACGCGCGGCTCCAGCCTCACCGCCGCCGCCAACTCAACCGCGAAGTCGCAGTGCTCGGGCGACACGAACGCGATATGGATTCTCATGCCGCCTCCTGCTGTTCTTGTTGGTCTTGCTGGTCGCTGGACTGGTCCATGACCGTCTGACCCGATCCTGTCTGGTCCTTGGTCGCGTCCCGCGAAAACGACAGACCGAGTTCATTGGAGAGCCGCTGTTCGCGCTCCAACTGGCGGAAAATCTTTCGCCAGTCGCCGCCGAATTTCGCGACCTCGATCTCGCGGGTCGAGAAGCCCGAGTTCACCCGCAGGATCGCCGCCTGGGTTTCCTTGAGTTCGTCTATCTGGCCGCGCCCGGTGCCGATCCAGTCGCAGGCGGTCAGGCACTCCTTGGCGAAAGGCTGGTAGAAGATATCGGACTTGAAACCTCGCGGCAGAGGCAGGTTCTTGGCGTTGAGCCACTCCTCGGCCCACACGGTATAAATCTCGTCGGCCAAACGATCCGCGACGAACTTTTTCTTAGCCAGCATGTGGCGGTAAGTCGTCAGCATCGAGGCGCGGGCCGACGAATAGTTTGTCTTGGAAAAATCGTGCGCGAACTCTTCGTAGGAGATACCCAGGCCCGCCGCGATGTGGCGCAGCAACGACACCTCGAAATCCGTACCGACCCCGCCAGGGGTTCCAAGCGTCTTCAGGTTGAGGGTGGTGCCGGGGAACAGGTGGGGCATTTTCGCCCCGTCCACCGCAATCGCGTCAGCTTGGGACGCATATTGTTTCATAGAATCGAGGTAGCCGCCGATCACGTTCAGGAACGAACCCGTCGCGTCCCCCACCGTGCCAGCTCCGATTGCCGCAGCCACCACCTCGCGCGGCAGGTCGCTTTCTATCGTGGCTGCGTAGCTCGCGTTAATGACCGCATTTTGTAATACAATTTCATGGAACTTGCGGGTCATCCGCATGTCTTTGAGGACCGCCACCAGGGCGCTGACGCCGCGCGTCTGGTCCGGCTGCATCTGGTCGGCGATGTGGATAACCTGACGCCTGCCCCAGGGCTTCTCGACCGGCACGAACTTCCAGTTGTAATTATCGACGCCGTAGTACCACTCGGTCGGGTAGCCGACCCGGATGTAATACCCGACCGGCTTGCCCCGGCTGTCGCGTTGAACACCCCTTCGCAGGTTTGCGTCGTCGCCCCGCCCGGTAGGGTTGGACAGCCGTGAAGGCGACACGAACTGGATCGCGGTATTAAAGGGACGCCCTACCTCTCGTATCCACTCTACTGTAGCCAACACCTCGCCGGTAAAAGTAAACCCGGCGATACCAAGACGTATCAGCCCCGAAAACGTAAGCCTGCGCTGGGCGTCGAGCCACGCCGCGTTGGATTCGCCGATGAGGTTGAACATCTCCTCGGCGATCGTCTGGTACTCCTCGGCCCAGACCTCATCGAACTTGGTCGAATAGAGATGCGACAAGACCTGCCAGTTGGGCTGGGCATTCAAGCGATACTGGTTGCCGACAATCGTATCACGGTGGATTTCAACCACCCCTTGCGCGTAGCCGTCGTTTGTAACAATGTCCCGGCCGCGCAGGTCCGCTTCTTCTTTGACTTGGTTGATTATCTGGTCTGGGCTACGCCTATCGGCGTGCCACAGCATGGTTTCGCGCGAGGTGTTCTCGGCCCCTTCGAGCGCGCCGCCGAGGGTCTGGATGTCGATCAAAAGACAAATCCGAAGGGACGGCTGCGCCCGCCGCAGCAGGTGTTGTAGATCGCCTCCAGCCGCGACCGCTCGCCGCGCAGCGCGTCGAGCGATGCCTGTGAATACTGGATTTCAGAACCGTCCGTGTCGCGCACCGAACGCACCCCCGGCTGGCCCAGCGTCGCCAGCATATCGGAAATCTTAAGAAGCCTGTCGCGAAGCTGGTCGCAGCTTAAAAGCATCCCAGGGATGGTCGCGGTGGTCATGCCAGTGCCTTCCCGAGCGACGCGAAATCATACGATACCGGCGCAACTTCCAATATGTCCTCTTCCGGCCGGATGACAAGAGGGTTCTTGTCCCACACATTGGCCCAGCTTGGCGGGTTGTCCCAGTCGATCTTTTCGACTTGCAGCAAGGGCGACACACAGGTTCCGAGCATATAGTACAACAAGTCCCAGGCTTCGTTACGGCCCCCGGAACTGTTTATCCACCCCTTCTCGGTGCGGCGCTCTACGCAAAGTTCCTTGAAGAACCAAGTCGGCAGCCAGTCGGGGAAGTGTATCATCCCCTTGCCGGGGTTGGTGCTGTCGAGCCGGGCCGACAGGTCATCCTTGAGCATGTTGGCGTTAAAGAACAACACCGGCACATCGCCGCGCGCCGCCGCGAGCTTGTCCTTCTTGCGCTGATCCGGGTATTCGATCCAAGTGCGCGGGGCATTGACAAAAGAAGCGCCGCGCACAAGGTGGAACCTCGGGGACAGCCCGCTCTTGCGCAAGGCGCGGTAGAACTCGTAGGCCATCGTGGTGACGCCCTCGCCCCGGTGCCGGGTGAAACCGCCGCTGTCGCACACGGTCAGCTTTACCGCCATCTCGCGGCCAGTCGCATCATCCACCGGGTAGGACTTGCGCATGACCTGTTCCACGAGCATGTCCCAGTCCTCAAGATAGGTCGCGGGCTTGACCCATATCTTGTCGCCGTCATCGTCGTTGCGGTTGGACTTAAATATGCTGAACCGATCCACCACGGTGACATCGTAGGGCGATCCCGGCCCGACCCCGTGGACCTGCACGACGAATGCGTTCTTCTGCACGTCCACGCAGGCGACCAAAAATCTAACCTCGGCCGGTATCTTCTCGCCTATCGGCTCGGCACGGGCGTGCAGTATCTCCGGTAGCCGTAACGATTCTTCGACCTTGGGTTTGTAAGGCTGACCCAGCACGTTGTTGTAGAACTGTTGCAGCGAGGTTTCGCTGCCGGTTTGCTCGCACTCACGCGCCGCGTTGAGGTACTTGACCACGATCTCGGACCAAGTCTGAAATCCCGCCGCGACGCCGTTCAGCCAGTACGAGGCGATCTCGCTGCGCGGCTCCGGCCCTGTCTTGTACCCCTGGGCGTCTATCGACTGCCCGTCTGCCAGCCACGTCGCGTATTGCTGCATGGTCGGCCGGTCAGCCGGGTAGAGTTCGTAGCCGCACGAAGGGCAGATCATCCTGACCGTCTCGGCGGCGGCAGCCGGGTTCTCGTTGTCGTCCCACTTCAGGTGCTCGAACCTGCCCTCAAAGTAATTCACGCAGCGCAGGCAGTGCCAGTACCAGCGCCGCCGGTCGCCCCGGTTGTAAAGCCCCAGGATACCCTGGGCCGGAGGCGCTTCGTGTGGGCTTGAAGCGATCCAGCGCGGGTCTTCGATGGGCCTGGAGGGCGACGACTCAGCCACTGCCATGCGCAATGACCCGAACGAGGTCGTCCGCATGTAGGCGAGGTCGAACGGCGAGCCTTCTCCCTCGATGTCGTCGGGCATCCGGTCGAAATCGGTCAGCAGCACCCTTCCAATCGGCTTGCCGGCCATCTCCGACACGCTCGGCCACGACAGGGTCAGGATCATCCCCGAGCGGTAAATCTTATTGTATTTCATGTCGGTCGAGCGCGACGGCAGGAGCCGGGAACGCAGGGCCGGCGAGTGCTGGTTCATGCGGTCGATACGGCGCAATGAAAAATCCCGCGCCGCGTGCTGCGTCGGGTTGTAGAGAATGATGTCCATCGGGTCTTGCAGGACCGAGTACGCAATGAAATTGAGGATCAGACTCTCGGTCTTGCCCGACTGCGACGGGCCGACGAAGACGAGGCCGGAACGCTCGCGGCTGGCGAGCATGTCCTGCGGCTCGGCCATGTAGGGCGCGGCTTCCCGGCTCCAGGCGACGGCCGCGCCCCCGGTGCGCTTGATCTTGACGAACTGTTCGGCGATGTCAGTGACGCTGTACCGCGACGGGCGACGGAAAATGTCCTGCGCAATTATTGCCGCGAGGTCGGAGACGCTCTTAAAGCGCCCCTGCTTCCTCCCAAGCTCCGGCTCTTCCCGCTCCATCGGCTCGGCTGGGCTTGGCAGGTTCGGCGACGAGTCTGGCACGCACGTCCTCGATCAGGTCGTCCACGAGCCGCTGCACAAATCGAAATTGTGCTTCGGTCATGTCCTCCCTACCACGCATGGTATCGGGCAGCAACACAAGCGTCGCGCGTATTGTCTGAAAGGTTTCCGACAGGAGACGCATAACGTCTTCGGTGTACCATAGCTCGCCGACCTCCTCGCGGTAGCGTTCACGGGTGCGCAGCCCCTCCCAATAGTGCTTTGACACCATCGGCGGCAAATTGGCCGGGTTGGCGGTTCTCATGTAGGCGTCGATGGCCTCCGGGGTGATCCGAGGGCGCACGATGCGCGCGGCTGCCTGAGCGAGATTGTAGACCGGGTTGTTCATCCGGCCGGTGCCAACCGGCGCCAAGTCCCCCAGCCGGCGCATTACATCCTCGTCCTTCAAATTGAAGATCGCGCGAAGCTGCGGCACCGAGACGCCCTGATAGATGATCGCACGGCTCTCAAGATCGAGAACGCCGGGAAGCTTGACCGGATCGGGGGCTTTCTTGGCGGTCATCAACTACATCCAGTAGGTCCAGAAGTCGGACGGCTCGATATTCGAGGCCGGCAGCACACCGAACTCCTTAGCCACCAGATAGTAGCTGAACAGGATGTCGAGCGGCAGGTCAGCCATGTCGTCGTCAAGCCGGATACCGAAGCGCATCCGCTTCTTCTCCGAGAACGGTATCTGCCCGTGGTATTTGCACGGGCTGTCGCGCCCGAACAGCCCCGGCAGCACCAGAAAGAAGACCCTCTGCCCGTCGCCGCAGACGCTCGAACATGGCGTCCTCGGCACCCCTGAGTCTCTGAAGATTGGCAGCAACAAGCTCATCTATGGTGCCTCCTGCACTCAGCAGATGCACCATCACCTGTGCGGTCTGCCCTGGCCTATCGAGACGCCCGATCACCTGAAGGAAAAGCTCCAGGCTGTACCACATATCGTAGCAGACAATGTGATGCCCGCCTTGCTGTAGGTTAAGCCCGTGACCGGCCGACTGAGGATGCACCAGCAACATTTTAATCTCGCGCCGGTTCCACGCCTCGACAACCTTACCCTCTCTGTCCATCGAAACGGCGTCGGGAAACGCCTCCCGAATGCGTTCTAGGCTCTGGCGGAACCAATAAGCAACTAAAATCGGCTGATCTATCGTCTCCTCGTACAGCGAACGGAGTTCCTCGATCTTCTCGTCGTGGATGCGGACAGGGGTGCCGTTCTCGTCGTAAACGAACCCGGAAGCGTACTGTAAGAGCTTGGAACAGAGGACGGCAGCATTGACACCGTCTATCGTGCGGTCGGCCAACTCAAGGACGCACTCGTCCTCGAACTCATCGTAGGCCCGCATAACCGGCCCCGGCAGCCGGATCGTGCGGGTAACCACCCGAAAATCGCGCTCCCGACGCTTCACGAGGCAGATGTCGGAGATCAGGCGCTCGATCTCCTGCTTTGCCCCGTCGCGGATTTTCCAGGTTTTGACGTAGGGGTTAAAAGTAAAATATCGCTCCCGAAAGGCAGTGATCCCGTTGCCGAACCGCTCGCCCTTGTCGAGCAACCAGACTTGGCTAAACAGGTGCATGTAGGTCTGGCTGGCCGGCGTGGCGGTCAGTTCGTGAAACCTGACCACATAAGGGCGAACCTTCTTCAGCGCCTTAAACACCACGCTGTTGTGGTCGCGAAGCCTGGAGCTTTCATCGAACACAACCACCCTGTAAGGCCACTTCTTGGTCTTGGCGCACTCGGCGACGAGCCAATCGACCGCGTGGTAGTCGATGACATGGATTTGCTCCGGGGACCGCACCAGCTCGGCCCGCAGCCGCGCCTTCTCTGCGGTGCGCGCGGCGCGGGGGAGCGCCAGCAAGCGCGGGTCGTCGTCCTCGACCCGCAGGACCAGCGGACGCATCCAGCAGAGATGGGTCCACAGCGAGGGTTCCTGCGGCCAGACGCGGGTCGCCACCCGGATCGGCGCGATGATCAGGATTTTGCCCTGATAATGCTCATCCACGATCAAGCGGCGCAGCATCGTTAAAATAATAACGGTCTTGCCGAACCCGACATCAAGAAAGAGCGCCGAGAACGGGTTATCATAAACGAAATCAACCGCCTCACGCTGATCCGGAGTCAGGTCATCCTGCGATCTAACACAATTCTTAAACATCTCTTTCATAACAGTTCCAATATCGCCTCGGCGGCAGTGATACTGTAGACGACATGAACCTCCACGCCGGCCATGCGGAGTTCCTCATGCCGTAGTTTCTGCTGTTTGCCGACGCGGCCCCCTGGCCTCTTGAACTCCAGAAGGATGACGCGACCGGCACGCGCATAAAAACGATCTGGAAATCCGCCCCTGCCGGTCTTCTCAATTTTCTCCACGAACCATCCCTGCTGTCGCGCCCGGTCGCGGTGCCGGCTCTCGATCTCGGCCTCGGTCTGCTTGCGGTTCAATGGATGTACGCCTGTCCCTCAACCTCTTGATCTTGCTCGGGAAAATCTGGTTTAACAGCGTTGTTAAACCGACCTCCCCAGATACCACGCCAAGACATACTCTCGGAACGAGCGGCAAACGCCTTCTTCGCTTCCTCCAAATCTTCGCCCATTTCTATAAGCACGGCTCTATCAGGAGCATTTATCTTTCGCAACTGGTTCATATCCAGCCAGTTAGAAAATTCTTTATCGGCAGAATATTTATTTCTCCCTTCGCACAACTTAACCGCCAGAACAAGTGAAGCCTCAACCCATTCCTTCCGTAATTCCTTCATTTTTTTGGCAGAACCTAAAACAATATCCAACGCCGCGATAATCTGCGGATCGGACTGCGGCCCGCCGACAACCGGATTACGCGGCCGACCACGCCCGTTCTTAGCCGCCGCCTTTGGTTTCTTTTCGAGCTTCTTTTCGATCTTCTTGGTCGCCTTAACGACAGTATTAAGTTCGTTGACTCGCTCCAGCTTGCGCGTTGCCGCCGCCAGCCGCTCGGCGTGCTTGCGCTCGTCTGCGGCCAACTTTTCCCGGCGCTTGTTCTCGCGGTCGATCTCGGCGGCGCGAGCCAGTTCCTCGCGCACCCGCTCGCGGTCAGCGTCCTCCAGAACCTGCGACACTTGCATGATGATCGACAGGCTGACCTTCAACTCGAAAAAGCACCAGTCGCGCAGAGCGGCGTCACCGATTTCCCGGCGCTTGTTGTCGAGCAACGCATAAAACGACGCGAGATGGTTTATCCCGCGATCCCAGGCTACCCGCAGCCGCTTGGCGTCGTCAAAATCCTGGCTCATTCCAACCACTCCTATGAGAAGAAGGCGGGGTTTCCCCCGCCTCCCCGTTTTACGCTGCTTCCGCTTGACACTGCTCCGCGCCTTCGCGACGAAGCTCATCGGCCTTACGATATTCCAGCAGCTTGCGGGACAGCCACATACGGTTGCCCTGCGTATCGGCAAGACCGACGCGGCTGGTCAATTCGTGCGGGTCGAAGCGACCTTTCGAGAGAAAGTCGCTGTTAACCCGGTAGAAATCAGCCAGCTTCGGCTCGGCCTCGATGCGAGCGGCTTGCACCGCCTGCTTCTGTTGAACCTCCGTCTGCTGGCGTTCCCGCCGCATCTGATCGTAGGCGATCGTACTGTTAAGAAAGGTCAGCGGATCGGTTTTGGCCTTCTCCGCGCCCTCTTGCAGAAAGATGCCATACTCTTCAGGGGTCATTTGCACTGGAAACACTCCTCACCGATCCAGACGCACCGAGTTAGGCGCAGTGCCTGCGTTCCGGTGCCGGGTTCCGGCAACAGGTAAGTTAAGGTTACCGGCGCAGGATTGCAAGGCAAAGTTACTTACCCTATATTCGGGCGCATGAACGAAGGACTGAAGCAGGCCATCGAGCGCGCCGGCAGCCGAAACAAGTTCGCCCGGCTTCTCGGCATCAGCCATCAGGCGGTGAGCAAGTGGACAACGGTGCCAGCCCACCACATCATCACCATCGAGCGGCTGACCGGGGTTCACCGCTCCTTGCTGCGGCCCGACCTCTACGTCGAGCCGGACCAGAAGATCAATTTCTGATGCACCGGCTCTACTGGCGCTTCCTCGCACTGATACTGCGCCACCCGTTCGTCGTTCCCGGCCATACCCTGCACTATTGCTGGAAGTGCCTGGGTTGGGGCGAAGACGGGTACGAATGCCCGGTCTGCCGGGGGGAAGGCTACCGACCGTGACATGGACCGACCCCGCCAGACCGTGGAACAGCACCGACATCCCCGAGAGTCGCTGCCCGTTTTGCGGCTACCGGAGCGAAACGGCATCCGCGCCGGGCGACAAGTCCCCGGAACCCGGCCACATCGCGGTGTGCATCTCCTGCGCCAGCGTGCTGGTGTTCAATGACGATCTGCGGCTGCGGGCGATGACGCAAGCCGAGTTCGCCGACCTGCACCCTGACAACCGCAAAGAGATACTACTGATCCAGCGCGGAATACGAATGCTCGACCGCAGCAAGCTCAAGGGAAGCTACTTACGGTAATAAATTACTCTTCGGCCCCTTTAGCAAACTCACCGAGCCTACGCCTGCGCCAAGTTTCGTGTGCCGCTTCGCGCATCTTGTCGCGCGTCTCTTCGGATACCTTTCGTCCTAAGAACGTTTGTCTCATTTCAAGACGCCGTTCTAACGAAAATTTAGTACCTTTTTTACTCTTGTTATAGGCTATCAAATTTGCAGAACATATCGCCCTATGTTCTTCACTATAAACTCTAGCTTTATTTCTTTCTATGAGTTTTCGGCGCGAATCATCCGACATCGGAACTTTCCGGCGCCCCTCAATAAACGCAGTTTTTTGTTCAGGCGTCAATTTACGCCCACGTCCTGCCTCCGATAACTTAGCACGCGTTTCCTCAGAAGCCGGCTTACGAGGCTTACCTTTTAGAGCTGCTACCCCCGCCCGCCACCATCTTGCATGTAATTCCGGGGAACGCGCTCTCAATATATTTGATATTTTTTCCCGCGTAGACGGATGCGGATCGCGCCCACCTATCCCACCAGAAGCCAAATTAAACCCGACGCCCCGCTGACGTACCCCCAACGCCTCGATTAACTTAACTTCCAAATCGTAAATATAACTTCTCGGTCCTATTACTACTATCTTAAATTCAACATTATCCCCTTCTTGACGCAAAAACTGACCGAATATTCCCTTAGCCCTTTTATGGTCAGCAACGCGAATTTTCAGGTCTTTCGTAACCCCTACATAAACCACCCGACCAAAACACCACGCAAAGTACAAATGATAACGTGCGGACTTCATCTCACTTCCTATAATAAGCAGCCGAAAATCCGGCGGCGTTTATTGGAAACCCAGGGAGCCACGCAATCGGCTGGATCATCCAGTCGCGCATCGTCTCCCAGGTGTGCTCGGTGTCTTCTATAGGGCTTTCCACGATGATCTCGTCGTGCGAGTGGCCCACGATCTGGAACCCGGCCCGGTCGAGGCGTTGCAGACCGACCTTGAGGATGTCTCGGGTCAGCGCCTGAACGATGTTCTCCACGAGGTGGCTGGGGCGGGCGGCGATGCGCTCCCACTGCGTGCTGCGCTGGTTCCGGCCCATCACGGTCAGGACGTTGCGGTTGTAGACTTCATCGACCATCCGCATCTGCTGTTGGTCCCAGCGTTGCTTGCCGGTGTGGATTTCGCGCATCTCCATGCGCGGTTTGTAGTAGTATATCGCGCGACCGGAGGGGAGAAAAATAAGCAGGAAAGGCTTCCTGTACTCGAACCGCAGAGCACCGACCTTAACCACTCGTTGCCCTTCCAAGACAGCTTGAGCGGCATCACCGCAGGCCCACCAGAACGATACCACCTCGGGGTAGGTGTCGCGGTAAGTGCGGATCGCAGCCACCGCTTCCTCGGGGGAGAGCGCGACCCCCATCGCATCGGCATAGGCTAAGAGGCCGGTCATCGTGCCGTCTTCCAAGACGCGGCCCGGCCCGAGGCCATAGCCGGCCCCCAGAACGACGGGCTTGCATATCTGCCGCTCGGCGCCGGTTATCTGGTCGTAGGGCTTCTTGTAGAGGCCGACGCCGAAATCCTTGTAGATATCGCGGCCCGAGCGAAAGACGTTCAGCATACGCTCACAGCACGCCGCCCAGGCCAGCCCGACCGCCTCGATGGACGAGTAATCGCAGATGTGCAGCATGTTGCCGGGCGAAGCGCGGAACATTCCCCTCATCGTGCCGCCGAAAACCGCCATCGGCTCCTCGACCAAGAGCGGGAAGATTTCATAGTTGCCCTGGCGGATCAGGTCGGTGACGGTGTCGAGGCGCTCGGAGGACTTCTCCGGGTCGAGGAACTTGGGCGTCCTGGCGAGGTTCTGCGGCTGCACGAGGCGACCGGCCCAACGCCCGGTGCGCGAGGCGCCGACGAACTGGAACATATGCCGGATGCGGTCGTCCGCGCCGGCCGAGAGAAGGGCTGTCGCGGCTTTCTTGGTGGCGGTCTTGGCCGACCACTGGCGCAGTCTCAGGACTTCGGCGCAGGGCAGGTTCAGGGCCAAGGCACGTTTCACGGTATTTTCACGGATATCCTCGAACGGATAACCCTGGGTTCTCAACCACCGCAGTAGCTCGGCCTGTGAGTTCGGATTGTCCAGACCTGTCAACCCACGCATCTGGTCGAGAAGTTCTTCCCTGCGGTATTCGCTCATACGGGAGACGTTGGTCGCGAAGATACGGTCGAAAGGCATTCCTCTGTCATTGACCTTCTGGTCGAGTTCGTAAAATCGCCATTCGTCCTTGGGGATCGGATACGACAGGAGCCGGTCGCGAACCGCCTCCTCGGCAAAGACATCGGCGCGGTTGTACTCGCAGAACAAATCCCAATCGTCGGGATCGGTCTGCCAGTCGCGACGCCTGTGTGGCTGGTTGCGGGTAATGCGCTGCGGCATACAGAACTTGCGGATCAGCCGGGCGCCGATCTTCTGCTTCTGCTGGTCGGCGGGCAGCAGCATCTGCTCACCCACCGCTCCCAAGCCGCCGGTAAAGCCCCGCATATAGGCCAGAACCATCGAACAGCGCCAGCCTTCGACCGGGGTCTGGATATCGAGGCCGCATATCAGGGACCGGCGCTCGAATGAAGCGTGAAAAGCCCATTTCTCTTCGTCGGGATCAATGAGACGCTCCCTGGCCTCCCTGGGGAACGGTTCAAGATGGGCCTGCCAGTGCAACAATGGACCACCGTCGAGACGGTAGCCCATCGTCATCACCTCGAAAGTCGGATGCGCGGTGTACGCATCCAGCCCAACCTTGCGAATGTCATTCTCGCAATAGGTTTCAAGATCGAGGCTAATCATGCGCTCCCTTTAACAGGATCAACCCGCTCCGACAGTACCCCCCGCCACTCATCAATTTCTCGTTGGATCAAATTCATCCGGTGAAGGTCTGCATCGGTCGGTTCCTCCCCAAAGTCTAACATAGCCATCACACTCGACCAGACGTGCTCGGCCCCAGCCATGAACGCGAGTTGCATTTCGCTAAATTGTATGTCTGGAGCGTCCTTGGGAATTACAAGAGTAGCAAAAGCAACAAAACCCGCTTCAATCAATTTGCCTTTATCGGCAAGCTCTACGGTCAACTCTGTCGCCACCCGCTGGATGCGCCGTCGTTTCGACTCGCCCATTATATTCTCTCCTGGCGCAGCCGCGCGACGAGCGCGCGGCTGACGCAGCACCATTCACAGATCGTAGTTCGCAACCTCGCTGCCGGCCTTGTCGAACCCACCGTCATCATCGGCGATCGGCTCGAACGTCTCATCCACGTCCTCGGCGGTGATCCGGCCGCGACCGCCAAAGGCGGTGTCGTTGCGGACGAACTGGACCGCCCGCAAGTTGGCGTTGATCCTGCGCCCGCCGGTCGGGTGGTTCTGATACCAGAGCTTGATCATCAGGTTCACCCAGCAGCCGCCATAATAGACCTTGGCGGCATCTTCCGGCGGAATGACCTCCAACTGCCCGGTGCGGGCGTCGATATAGCGCCCGCGCAGGATCGGCGGCTCTTTCTCGCTGGCCGAAATCGTCCAGTGGCCCATCATCTCGGCCTTGGCCGTCAGGTCACCGTCGCGCAGGCACAGGCGGGCCGGCGGCAACGGCTGGAGCTTATGGTCCTTCAGGTAATCCGCCATGTGGGTAAACAACGCCTGAACGCTGTCGGCATACTCCGGGGTCTTTGGTATCAGCCCCATGATCGAGTATTTCTTGTCGCCGGTGTCGTCCATCGACCAGGGCTTGTCAAGGTGCGGATAGGACGCGCGAACGTCCTTGATGTAAATACTCTCGTCCGAATAGAAAATGATCTTCGGAAGCTCAAGTATCTTGGTGCGTCGCTCTTTAACGTCTGACATGCTTTACTCCGAATTACAGGTTTACTCAACGAACCCGTGCTTGCGCATACTTCTCCATCGCATCGGCGCACGCACGGGCCTCAACCACCATTGCCATGTCTTCAGCCGGCTTTTCTCCCCGGCTTATCGCCTGCCCGCGATCATAGGCCCACTGGCGAACGGCGTTCGGCGCATCGCGGTCGCGGCCAAGAAGGACAAATATCGGTTCATCCGGGTCCGCGTTAGCATAGCAGTCATATCTGCCTGGATTATTCTTTGTAGCCATAGATCACTCCGCTTGAAACATCTCTTCAACCACTGCGCTGTTGGCGAGGCGGTTGTCTTCTGTGGGCGCCAACGTCAGTTTACCGGGCGCCCGGTCGGTGTAGAGTGCGACAAAGTTCTTGGCGGCTTGCCCCTTGATCCCGACTGCGCCGAGGCGTCGTTCAACCTCGGCCGGGCTGGCGAGCGTGGTCGGGTAGGGGCTGACCCCCAGGTGCGCGACGGCATGGGCGGCAGCGGGTTCGTTGACCCAGGCGCGGTTGCCCCGGCGTCCCTCGACCACCTTCCACGGTGCGATGTCCTCGCCCTCCTGGCCGCGCCGCAGAAGCTCCTCGCCGATGTCCTTGAACCAAAGCTCGAAGGTGCGCCGGTAGCGGTAGAGCCACGCGAGCCGGTCGGTCGGCAGGGACGGCGGCGGGGGCGGCTCGGGGAGAGCCGGGACGGCGGCGAGGGCTTTCTGTTGTTCCTCTGCCGTAACCACCTCCTCGAAGGTTTCCGCAACCACCCGCTCCAGCATGACCTGCCGCGCCGGGCAGTCGATCCTGACCCGGCACCACTGGCAAGCCTTGCCCGATGGGATGCGCGGGGCGTCCGGTTCCCAGGCGATCTGCCACTGCGATCTCGCCCACGCGGCCCATAGCTCCAGTTCCTCGCGGGAGATTTCCCAGACATCGTAATGGTCGAGCCGGGGTTGTGCTACGTGCAGGCGGATGGTTTCGATGAGGTACTCGTCTCCGAAACGGTCCACCACACCTAACGCATAACAAAGCAGTTGTGTGTTCCAACGCGCGAAAACCTGCACGCCCTTGCCGTATTTCCAGTCAATAATTTCTACCGTACCGGGGTAAACGTGAACCCGGTCAGCAGTGCCACTCTGGCCCGGTATTGGAGTAAGGGAGGATATATCCACCCTGACCTCGATTTGTGGCTGACCTGGGAGAGTGGCGTACCGCTCCAGGCAGGTCTGCGCGTGGGTGAACATCTCGTCGTCGGCGACGACCGTGTGGCCGTCTATCGGGAACGCCTGACCCAGCGCATAGAGCGGCTTGTCGCCGGTCATCTGCCACTCGGCGATCAGCCGGTGGAACAGGGTTCCCTCTGCCGCCGCGACGCCAGAGGCGTCAGGGGCGGCGAGAGAGGCGAGGAGCGAGCCGGGGCAGTTCAGCGTCGTGGCCGAGTAGGAGGGCCGGAACTTGACCTGCACCGGCTCCTCCCAGAGCCGGTCGTCGCTCACAACGAGGTTTGGCCCAGTTCGACCTGGGCGGCGGCGTAGAACGCCGGGTACTGGGCCGGGTCCATGTCGGCGAGCTTCTGCGCACCGTGCTGGTTGATCAGCTTGATGGCGACCGGCGGGGTCTTCTGGCGGGCCAGTTCCTGGGCAATCGCGACGACCTCGTCAAAGGTCGGGCCACGGGCCTGCCCGTTGGGGGCCACAATGATGGCCTCGGGAGCGGGGGAGGAGGCCGGTTCAACCACCGGGGGAGGAGATTTCGCCCGCTTGGCGGGGGCCGGCGCGGGCGGGGAAACGGGTTCCGCCAGGGTCGGGGAGGCGATTTCTGACTGACGGGCAATAGCAGCCGTTAAAGCTGCAAACCCTTTTTCGAGCACGTCGGCGAGACGTGCGATATCGGTTTCGAGTGACATGATGATCTCGCTTGACTGATGGACTATAGATATTAAGTTTACACCCCCCGTCTGTCAATGGGCGATTGCAACGGGGGGTGAAACAGCGAGCAAAATGAGGTCTACCCCATGACGGAAATGCAAAACCGAGGTCTTGCGGTTCTCCGCAACGGTTATCCTCTAATTCCCATCGTACCGCAAGAAAAACGTCCCGCGACCGATGGTTGGCGTACAATTAACGCGACGGAAACACTTGTCAAGACCTGGGGTGACGCAGGCTGCGGAATCGGCATCCGCACCGGATATGTCATCTTCATTGATGTGGACGTACTAAATGCGGTGTCCGACCGGATCAGGACGCTGTGCCTGCGCATCCTGGGACCGGCCCCGGTACGGATCGGGCGGGCGCCGAAACTGGGGCTGATGTACCGCTCCGAGACGGTGTTCAAGACGCACATATCAACGGCTTACGAAGACCGCGACGGTAACCGCTGCGCGATCGAGGCGCTCGCCGACAAGAAGCAGTTCGTCGCCTACGGTATTCATCCAGTCACAAAGCAGCCGTATTACTGGGTTGACGAGCGGGGACCGGACACGATCCCGGCGGATACCTTAACATTAGTTACAGAAGAACAAATATTACAGCTATTAAAACTGTTCGAGGAAATCGCCGCCGAGGAGGGCTGGGTCAAGATCGGCGGCGGCTCGGCCACGCTCGGCAGGATGGAGGGAATCAACCCCGACGCCGACCGGATGCCGCTCGGGCTATCCGACGAAGACATCATGCAGAAGGTCGGGTTGATCCCGAACGACGACCGCTTCGACGCCCGTGACGATTGGCTGAAGATCGGCTTCGCGATCCACCACGAAACCGGCGGGAACGAGTTCGGCCGGGAGGTCTGGTACAACTGGTCAATCGAGCACCCCAGCCACAATGAGGAGTTGTTCCGGCGAGCCTGGGACAGCATGGGGACGCGCTACGGCCAGCCCAACGACACGGCGGTCACGTTCCGCTACATCCTGGGGATACTGCGGGACCAGCGCCGGGCCGAACTCGCGGCCACGCTGTTCCGCATCGACGCCGAGATCGGAACGGCAGGGTCGATAGACGCGCTGACCAAGCTCGCGTTCGAGATATCGGGGCTGGACGGGCTGGACGACATCCGCCGCGAAATACTGGCCGCGCAGTTGCAGAACGCATCGAAACGCCTGGGGGCGCGGCTGTCGATCATCGCGATCCGCCGGATGCTGAAACCGCCCATCAAGGAAGTGGAGATGCCCGACTGGCTCAAAAACTGGGTGTTCCTGACCGAAACGGACCAATTTTACAACACCTCAACCACCGAGTATGTCGGCCCCAACCCGTTCAACCGGGCGTTCGGGCGCTACGTCAAGGACATCCCGGCGGCGCGGTTCGCCACCGACATCGTCAAAATCCCGATCTACCACATGACTGCGTACCTGCCGGGCAAAGGGCCGGTGTGGGTCGATCCCCTGGAGCAGTCCTGGGTCAACACCTACCGCGACACCGCCCCCGCGATCCCGGCGCAGTACAGCGAGCGAGACCTTCGAGCGATTGAGATCGTCCGCAACCACGCGCTGCACCTGTTCGGGGAGGGCCAGGAGCGCGACATCGCGCTGCTGCACTCGGCTCTGGCGTACATCGTCCAGACCCAGCGGCGCATCAACTGGATGCTGGTGCTGCAAGGTGCGGAAGCAGTCGGCAAGACCTTCTACGCCCACCTGTTGCGGGAGGTGCTGGGCGGCGAGCCGCACGTTCACGAGTTGACCACCGAGACATTGACCGAGTCGAGCTTCACCTCCTGGGCCGAGGGGCATCTGGTGGCCTACGTCGAAGAACTGAAGCTGCACGGCAAGAGATACGACGTACTCAACAAGATGAAGTCGTACATCAGCAACGAATACGTCAGTGTCCACGCTAAATACCGAGCACCACGAAATGTCTTAAATACGGCGTCTTACTTCGCCTTTACCAACCACCGCGATGCACTGCCTTTGGACGATGGCGACACCCGGTATTTTATAATGCTCTCGCAGTGGCAGAGCGCCTCCGAGGTGAAGCAGTTCAAGGCGGCGAATCCCGGCTACTACGACCGGCTCTGGAAGACGCTGGAAGACAGCCCCGGTGCCTTACGGCGCTGGCTCCTAGAGTACGATTTGCACCCCGAGTTCAGCCCGGTTGACCGTGCGCCCGCAAGCCTGGGCCGCGAGGTCGTGCTGCAAGAGTCGAAGCCCGAGTTGCAGCAGGACATCGAGGATTTGGTCGCGGACGGGCTGTATCCCTGGATCAGCAACGATCTGGTCGTCGTCCACCTGTTGCGGGAGGCGCTCGGCGATGCCGGGATACTGCCGTCTGCCGACGATGTCAGGCGCATCCTGCGGCGGATGCAGTTCACCCCGGTCACCGCAGGCCGGATCGGGTTCGGCGGCAAGGGACAACAGAAGTTCTTTTATTGCTGGTCGCGTAACAGAGAGGTCATTCGGGCCAATCCTAGCCGATTACGCGAACTGATCGAATCCGCAATCGCGTCTAATTTGTAATAAGCGGCGAGGCAAGCGTGGCATTTTTGCCACGCCTGCCTCTAACCTATTGACTTATAAAGCCCATTTACACGTAAGCGTATAAGCGTCTAGAACTCTGAAAAGTATGTAAGGAAAAAAAAAAAAAAAGGAAAAAAGGAAATATAAAAACGCCACCAAATTCTTTTTTCCGAAAATGGCCGATTTCGCGCTTTCGGGTGAAATCCCCAAGGTTTCTGCGGCTTTCAGCGCAAGCGTGGGTTTTTCGAGGACGATTACGTCGGTGCGCCGCCCCTTAGCCCGTGGTTGGAATCACCGTCCTTGGATCAGGCTGAGAGGCGCAGAAATGCTGGGGGGACACCCGATCCCACATAGCCATCTAGGGACGTGGCTGAGATGCCTGAAATCCGACATAGGCTTCCCTACCTTTTTCGGGTTTCCCCCACTCAGTGACGCTCCCAGACGCCAAGCCGGCCAAGTCCTTTGCGGTCAAGTGCTTAGCTGTGCTCGGCGTCCCCCCACCCCCTGCTTCTACTTACGGGTAAGTACCTTTTCCGCGTTTATACGCGCTTGAATAAATCCCTAGTTCAAGGTCCAAGTTCCTGCCCCTTGTCCCTGTCCCTAGTAGAACGTCCTAGTTCCTGCCCCTTGTCTCTGCCCCTTGTTCCTGCCCCTAGTAGAACAAGGGGCAGCCCGGCAGCAGGGGCAGCCCGGCAGCAGGGGCAGCAGGGGCAGCCCGGCAGCAGGGGCAGCAGGGGCAGCAGGGGCAGCCCGGCAGCAGGGGCAGCCCGGCAGCAGGGGCAGCAGGGGCAGCAGGGGCAGCAGGGGCAGCAGGGGCAGCCCGGCAGCAGGGG